TTAAAAATATTAAAACCACGCGAGAGTCTTTGATGGAAGATTTGTCCTATTTAACCACCTATACACCTAAGCACAAGAAAATACTGAAAGGTCAAGATACTACCGCGCATATGCTAGAGATTGGTGCTTATGATTTACATTTAGGAAAGATAGGAATAATAGGAGATGAGTACAGTATGGAAATAGCTGAACAGAGATTGATGAAAGCTATAGAGCACTTGTTGATGAGAGCGTCTTCGTTTACTATAGACAAGATACTTTTTGTTGTAGGAAATGATTTGCTGAACAGCGACGGAGATAAGCCAATACCACGGACAACTAAGGGGACACCTCAATTTAATAGTGACCACCATATAGAGATGTATAAGAAGGCTAGAAGGTTAATGATAATGGTTATAAATGAATTAGCGGCTATATGCCCTGTGCATGTAGTTATAATGCCTGGAAACCATGATGAAGAATGTATAATGTACCTAGGAGACGCATTAGAGCTATACTACGAGCAAAATGATAACGTTCTAGTAGATAACACTAGACCGCTAATGAAAGGCTTTAAATACGGTAAAAATCTTATTGCGTTTGACCACGGACATAAAATGAAAGCGGACAAAGCTGTACAAATATTGCCACAAAGATTTAAAGAAATGTGGAGTGATGTTAATTATGTAGAGTTACATAGAGGACATTTACACGGAGTTCATCATAATAAGATTGGTGCAACAAGTGAGTTTAGTGGTATTACAGTTCGTAATCTTGGAAGTATGTGCGCCACTGACCAATGGCATGATGATAAAGGATATGTGGGAAATATTAAAAGAGCACATGGTTTTGTATGGAGCAAAAACAACGGTCTACAAGCAGAGTTTTATTATAACGTTCCAATGGAATAAAAAAAAGGGAGCATTACGCTCCCCTTTCAATATGGAATAAACAAACAATAGTTTATAGAGATATCAGCTCTTTCAACTTTTGAAATTGTTTTAATTGCTTAGACAATTCTTTATTCTTGAATTTTAAAGATGCTACTTCTTGTTTTAACGCAAGTATAATAGCATTACTTTTTATCCCATGTACTTGAGGTTCATGACCTAAATCTTTTGCAAAGATACTTAACTCATTATATATATCTCTATAATAATTTAAAGACATCATTCTATTATGTTCCCTTTCATAGAACTGTATAGTTGAATGGTCTCTACCTAATATCTCTCCAGTTTCTACTTGTGTTATTCCAAACGCTATTCTCAATACAACACCTACACAAGCTCTTACCTCTCTAACTTTACCTTTTCTAGAAGTGCTTAACAATTCTGTTTTATTGACATTACCTATTTTACAAGCAAGGTCTATAAGTTTCTTGACACTTTCTTTGTCTGTTTTTACTTTATACATCATAATAATTTTAAATGTTTTTCTTTTACTTTTTGGTTAAACTCTTTGTTTCTTTCTGCCTTATCGTGACAGCTTCTACAAAGAGCAGCTAAGTTTTCTATGTAGTCTTTGTTTTTGGAACCTCCGATACCACGTCTTTCAATGTGATGAATATCAACAGCTCTAGCATTACATACTGTGCATCCTATGAAATCATCTATTCCATAGTTAAAGTATTTCATGTAAACCTTAGTGTGTTTCTTCATCTCCTTTCGTAGTCGCCAGATTCTATTAAGTCACCATCTTTAGTGTTGTTAAAATATAACCATGCTTTGTATCTTTTTTTACCACCAATCACAGTTATTTTTTTTCTTTCATACCAACTAGGATGACCTTCTAATAAATCTAACATACGAAGCGTATGATTTGATACCTTATACAACTCTCCAAATATACTGGACACCTCTTCATCTTCATTGACATAAGGTATTCCATTTGCATACATGGCATACTTTTTTTTAGTAAGACCCGCGTCTATAAATTGAGAGTTTTTTAAAAGGACATGATTACCATGCCCTTTTCTTAATGTTCCGTAAACAAAGACTAATTCCATATTATATACAGTCGCTTAAAATTTTAATTAATAATACATTGATAGTTGCTAATGTTAAAAATATTATTACAGCAACTAAATCTACTGGTTTTATATTTCGCATATCTCTCCTAAATTATAATCCAACATCTCTACTTCATCAGGAAATCTTCCGTCACTTTCAGAAGCTATTAAGTTTTTATATAACACAAGCGCGTTCATATAAAGCTTTCTACCGTCATTAATTATTTCTTTACTTAATTTAAATGTGCATATACAATGCGGCTTATCTTTCTCAATAGCGATAATATAATAATCATCGTACCCCAAAGCATCAAGATAATAAGCCGCTTGCATATGATAACATGAGTTAAGTATAGTATCTAAATACATTTTTGGATGTGCATTTCTAGTTGTTTTTAAATCAACTATATACTTCTTTGAATTATTAACTGCATCAGGCTTACCCTTACATAACATATCTACATCTTCATTTTTCCACGTATATATTTTTTCTACTTCATCACACCCTCTTAACAAATCTATATGTTTATGATGTACTAATTCTTCATACATACCCATCATGATTTCATAGTTCTTTGTAGTAATAGGCTCTCTACCTTTTAATTTTTGATTAAAGCTAGCTAATGTTGCTTTACCTAAAGTAGTTCTTTTATCTACGTCTGGTTCTTTAACATAGTTTGATGTAAACTTATCCAGGCCTTCCAATGCTAACATGTGAAACGCTGTTCCAAACTTCATTGCTTGTGTTGGGGTAATGGGGTTTTCTAACCTATACATATAATGCTTAGGGCATTTATCTATAAATGATTTTAACATAGAGTTAGATAAATACATACAGTCCTCATAGTATGTGTGGTCTGTTACTTCTGGGTCTTTAATTAATTTAATCTTTGGTCTTTTCATTTTAATATATATTTTGCAATGGTAGTGTTGTTACCCCATCTGTTCTTTACTGTTAAGTCTTCACTAATTATATTGTATCCATCCTTTCTTAATTCATATATGGTTGCTGATAATCTAGTGTTACCTAAATCTCTAATTGCATCTAAACTTGTTATATTTTTAAACTTTTTAAGGTAGTCTAATAGTCTAGTATAATGAGTATTATTTCTTCTCTTTATCATTTGTATTCGATTTTATGGTGATTAATACACCTGGTTTAACTTTATTGTATTCATACGGTTCTAAAACAGGTAATAAAAAGTCTGCATTATCATCCTCTATCCACTCGTACTTAACCATAAGGTCTTGTACAGTTTGTAAAGGATTAACATAATCAAACTTTCGTTTACTGTTTCTAATAAATTTAAATGAAATTGTATAAGGTGCTTCGTGTTTTTTTAGCTCCTCTAAGAATTCTTTTCTTATTCTTAAATAATCTTCTTTAGTTTCTTTTATGTATCTCATAGTAGTTTTACTATGTATAAGATATTTACCTGTCCATCTCTTTCCATTCTTACTGGAAGGAACATTGCCAAGTATAAAAAAACTATTCATATTCAACTTCATTTGGGTCAGGGATATAAAGACCTAACGTGGTAGAAGCAAACGTTTTACACTCTTCAATGTACGCTTGCATCTCCTCATTAGTAAGCTTTGTGGTAGACTTAGTACCGTGTATCCATATACCTTTTATTTGGTATTTAGTTCTTAAGAACATAGACTTCAAAACTTCATGCATTTCATCTTTATTATAACCTGTTTCTTCAGACAGTAGCCTGACAACCACTGCCCAATAATACGAGTTTAAGTTAAGACTTCGTCTTTCCTTTTGCTCCCTGACTGTAACAACTACAGTCTTTCCCTCGTAATTAAGCATATGGTTGTCAAACTTTTCTCTGTCTTGAAAAGTAACCTTGCCATCTTTTATAAAAGCTCGGTGTTTGTATATCATTAGCAGTCGCAGTTTTCTGTAGCTATACCTACATTAAACAATACTAACTTGCCACATCTTTTTGATATATCAAATTTTATTTCAAAAAATATAAAGCTCAGCATTCTAAATTTTAATTCAAATTTATCTAACTGTCTTTTGCTTTTAAAGTAATTTACTACTTTCATAATTAAAATGGTGTTTGAATGTCTGCATTACCTCCTTGCGAAAGACTTAAAGCTTCTTCATATCTAGCTCTATCTTCTGCAGACATTGGTTTATTATAGCTATCCTTAAAAGTAATCTTTTTACCAGCAGGATTAGCAAATTTATATTCAACTCTTGATTTTATTTGTGGAATATTGGTGTCTTTGTCTGTAGTCCAATACTCCCTTTTCGCCAAACAGACTT